CAAAAGCATTGTCCGAAGGGAAGGAGATAGCCGACAGCAAAGTCGAGCGCGGTCTGTATAACAGCGCGATGGGCTACTATGTAGATGAGGAAGAACGACTTATCGCAGTCAATAAAGACGGTACAACGAAGCTTGGCGATTTGAAGCAGAAAAAGCGTTACATTCCACCGAGCGTGACAGCGCAGATATTTTGGCTTAAAAACCGGATGAAAGGCCAGTGGCGGGATGTAACAAAAACAGAAGTTACCGGAAATGACGGAAAACCTGTCGAGTTTCAGCAAGTGCAGGTTTACCTCCCTGAAAAAGAGAAAGTGGATGAAGACGAGGTGGAATAGCGTGTGGAGAAAGTGGTGTTTCGCCCCCAGAAGGGCAAGCAAGAGAAATTCCTTGCTTCGTCCGCTGACATCTGCATTTACGGCGGAGCGGCTGGCGGCGGAAAAAGTTACGCTCTCCTGCTCGAACCGCTGAGGCACATTGGAAACGGGAAATTTGATGCCGTTGCATTCAGGCGAACGAATCCGCAGATTCTGAATCCCGGCGGCTTGTGGTCCGAAAGCTTCAATATCTACAGTCTGCTCGGTGCGACACCGAAGCTGTCTCCGAAGCCGATGTGGACATTTCCAAGCGGCGCAACAATTACGTTTTCCCATCTGGAGATGGAGCAAACAAAATACGACTGGCAGGGCGCTCAGGTTCCGCTCATTATGTTTGATGAGCTGACGCATTTTTCGGAGAGCGTCTTTTTCTATATGCTGTCCCGTAACCGTTCGATGTGCGGCGTAAAGCCCTATATCCGGGCCACCTGCAACCCTGATGGGGAAAGCTGGGTGGCTCGGTTCATCGACTGGTGGATTGACCCGGAAACGGGTTACGCCGACGAGAGCCGCTGCGGAAAAATCCGATACTTCGTCCGCAAGAACAACATCATCCATTGGGCGGACACCGCGCAGGAGCTGTACGAAACCTTCGGGCTCTACACCCCGGAGGACATGGCGGACGTTAAATCGGTGTCGTTCATCAGCGCCAAGCTGTCGGATAACAAGGCCATGATGAAACACGACCCCGGCTACATGGGCGCGCTGAAAGCGATGTCCGAGTTCGACCAGGAACAACTGCTCAACGGTAACTGGAAAATCCGCCGGTCTGCGGGCCACTACTTCAAGCGGGCCAAGGTCGGCCAGATGTTCAACGCCCCGCCCACCGATGTTGTCAAATGGGTCCGGGCCTGGGACTTGGCAGCCACCGCCCCCGGCGAGGCCGACGAGCTGGATGGGCTGCCCCAGGCCATGCGCCAGACCCGCCGGGACGACGACAGCGCCTACACCGCCGGCGTTCTGCTGGGCAAGCGGAGCAACGGGCGCATCTTTGTGGCAGATGTCATCAATGTCCGGGAGAACGGCGCTGACGTTCGTAAGCTCATTATGAACACCGCCGCCTCCGATGCCGCGCTGTATGGTCACGTAACCATCCGGCTGCCGCAGGACCCTGGGCAGGCGGGCAAAGACCAAGCGCAGAGCTTCGTGCGTATGCTCGGCGGGTATACCGTGACGACCGCTCTTGAAAGCGGCGACAAAGTAACTCGCGCCGAGCCTTTCTCGTCCCAATGGCTTGCCGGGAACGTGGACGTTCGGAAAGCTGCCTGGAACGACGATTACTTCCGGCAGTTAGAAAACTTCCCCGTCGGCAAGCTGAAGGACATGGTTGACGCATCGGCAAACGCCTATCTGGAACTTGAAAACGGGAGGCCAGAATTTGGCTTCTCCTTCTGAGGTGCGATATGAAACTAATCGACATTCTTACCGGGCGAAACCGGCAGCGGAATGAGTACCTGGACCAAAACGGGAACTTCGTTTCGCGCTGGGCCCGTCCACCTTCTAAGAACACAGCCGAGTGGCTCTCTATGTTTTCCAGGAGTCCCCGGCTTGCGGTGGTTGACCGTATTGCGAGTGACCTCGCCAGTGTGGGCGGACGCCTGCTGAGAGTGAACGAAGACGGCTCGGAAACCGAAATCACGCAGCACCCCTTCCTCGACTTCATGGCCCAGCCGAACCCGCTCTATGAGATGACGAGCTCCGCCATCTGGCGGCTCCACGAAATCTACCTGATGCTCGTGGGCGAGGGCTTCTTCCTCATCGAGCGGGATGAAATCGGACGCCCGGTGGAGTTCTGGAACGTCCCGCCCCATTGGGTGAAGATGACCCCGTACCTCGGCAACCCGAACTACCAAATCGTGTCCCCTGGCGGCCTGAGTATGGGCATCCCGGTGGATGATATGTTCGTGATGAAGCAGCTCAACCCGCTCGACCCATTCATGCGCGGGCTGGGCATCGCGGAGAGCATCGCGGACGAGGTGGAAATCGACGAGTACGCCGCCAAGTTCCAGAAGCGGTTCTTCTACAACGACGCCACCCCACCCACGGTATTCATCATGCCGGACGCCACGCCGGAACAGCGGGATGCTTTCATGGCCGGCTGGAATAAGCGGCACAAGGGCGTGGAGAACAGCCACAAGGCCGCCGCCCTGACCGGGAACGTCACGGTGCATGAGCTGGGCAAGGGCGAAGGCAAGAACCTGGGCTTCATTGAGAGCCGCGTCGCTATGCGTGACGCCGTTCTGGAGCACTTCGGTGTGCCGCGTGAAATCATGGGCATCACCGAGAACAGTAACCGGGCCACCGCCGACGCCGCGCAGTACATCTACGCCAAGAACGTGCTGATGCCCCGGCTCCGAAACCGGGAGGAGGCCATCAACAAGCAGATTCTCCCGCTGTTCGGCCTGAGCGAGCACTACGTCTGGCGGTTCGATTCCATCATCCCCTACGACAAGGACTTCGATAAGTCCAAGGCCCTGGACGGCTGGCAGGCGGGGCTGCTGATGAAAAACGAGGCCCGCGAGCTGCTTGACCTCTCCGCTGTTGACGGCGGGGATGTGTACCGGGCCACAGGCAACGACCTGTTCCTGCGGTCCACCGATGACGCCGCCGCGCTGTCCCAGGCCGCACGGCAGGCGGAACTTGCCCCCGCGCCGGAGGCTGAACCGGCGGCGGAGAAAGCCCTGGAGCTCCCCGACGATGAAATCGTCGAGGTCGAGTACGGGGAGAAGGCCGACCACCGGGTAAATGTGTCCGCCGCGCTCAGGAAAGAGGACAAAATCGCCAAAGCTGACGGCAAGCTGTTCGAGGACGCCGTGGCTCGGCATTTCTCCGAACAGGCCACGGCTATTGCAAAAGCCCTGGGCCTGACAGCCAAGGCAGAAACTCCGCTCCTGGCGCCCCTGGACGACTACCTGCTGGAAGACGGCACCTTTGACCCGGAGCTGTGGGCTCTGCTTTCCGAGGCGGAGCAGCAGCGGCTCACCGCCGGTATTGCGACGGGCCTTCTCGATTGGAAGTCCGAGGCCAAGAAGCTGACGACTCTGTTCACGCCGCTGTGGAAGAAGACCTACGATGACGGGGCCACCCTCAACGCTGAGACCTACGGCATAATCGGCATCGACCGACCTGACTTCGTATCAGCCGCCAAAATCAACGGCGGCAAGCGCATCGTGGGCATCGAGCAGACCACCCGAGACAGCATAGCGGACATCATCGCCAGAGGCATCGCCAACGGCGTGAGCCAGTCCGAGCTGAAAAAGTCCATCTTGTCTGAGATGGACACCTCCCCCGCACGGGCAAAGCTGATTGCCCGACAGGAAACCGCTACGGCGCTCGCCACCGGGCAGTTCGACATGATGCGAGCTGCTGGGGCGAAAACAAAAACTTGGCACCATAGGCAGCAGCGCAACCCGCGCGACGGGACGAACGGGAAACCGAACCATGTTGCGATGGAGGGCGAGACTGTTCCTATGGATGCCAAGTTCTCTAACGGCCTCCGCTATCCCAGGGACCCCGAGGATGGCCGCCCCGAACAGCTTATTAACTGCCGGTGTTATTTGACCTACGGCGGTTTTTAAGGCAACCCAAAAACACTCTGAGGAAAGGAGGTAAACCGCATGGAACTTTTTCGAGCACAGGCCAGAGGTCGGGAGCTGAAATCGGACCAGCCTACCAGGGAGTTCAAGTCCTTCTCGTTTGAGCTGGAAAGCGCAGACGAAAGTACCGGCGAATTTTCCGGGTACGCCGCCGTTTTTGGCAACCGGGACAGCGGCAACGACATCATCGAAAAGGGCGCGTTCGCCAAGACCATCGTGGAAGACTTCAACCGCATCAAAATCTTGGCGCTGCACAACGACTGCTGGCTCCCCGTGGGCAGGCCGATTGAGCTGCGCGAAGATGACCGTGGCCTTTTCATCAAGGGGAAAATCAGCGACACCTCGATGGGCCGCGACATTCGGACGCTCCTCAAAGATGGCGTCCTGAGTGAGCTGTCTATTGGCTACGATGCCATCGACTTCGACTACGACAGCAAGACCGACACCCGCCATCTCCGGCGCATCAAACTGTGGGAGGTCTCCATCGTCACCTGGGCTATGAATGAACAGGCGAGGATTGATGAGGTCAAGTCTATGGTGGAGGGCATCAAGACCGAAGCCAAGAGCGGCAAAATCACTCGCGCAAGGCTGGATGCCTTGAAACCGTTCATCGCCGTGGTGCGGGAGCTGGCCGACATCCTCAGCCCGTTTTTGGAGTCGCCCCCGCCGGAGGAGCCGCCCGCACAGAACAATCCCCCGACGCAGAACAACGTCAAGCAGGTCAAAAAATCCGGGATAGTCTTCGAGATTGTCCCCTAACACAACAGGAGGTATCTGAAAATGAAATTGACCCAGGAACAGCTCGCCGAACTCATCGCTAAGGTGTTTGCGAGCATCAGTGAAAAGCGCAAGGCCGCCTGCAAGGAGGCCGACACCGCCCCCGCTGCCGACGACGGCTTCAGCACCGACGAGATTCTCGCCGCTGTGTCCGAAATCATCGGCGACATCGGCGAGCCCGCCGACCCCGACGCCAAGGCTGACGACACCGCCACGGCGGAGGAGGGCGAGATTTCCCCCGAGCTCATCGCCCGTGTGATGGAGGCCATCGGCGCTCTCGGCGCGAAGGCCGCTGCGGAGCCCAGCCAGCAGAAAGCGGCGGAGCCCGCCGGTGGTTCTGAGAGCAAGGCTGCGGCACCCGCTGCTACCCCCGCTCCCGCCCCCACCCCTCAGCGCAAGTACGCCAGTCTGTTTCTCTCCGGCGCCGCCGCGTCCGCCCCCAGCGCCTCCGGGTTCAAGGCCCGCATCCAGTCCATGTCCGGCCCCGAGCGGACCAAGACCGTCTACGGGATGTTCGGTCGGGCGGTGAAGTGCCTCCACGCTGCTGGCGGCAACTTCGACAACGCCGCGTTCATCGCCGAGCGCAAGTTCATGGACGCTGAGATGGCCCGGGAGTTCAAGGCCCTGTCCGCCACCGTTCCCAGCGACGGCGGCTACCTCGTTCCCGAGGTCTACGCCAGCGAAATCATCGAGCTGCTGTACCCCGCCACCGTCATCTTCAGCCTGGGCGCCCGCCGGCTGGGTATGTCGAACGGCAACATGAACATCCCCAAGACCCGGAGCGGTTCTCGGGCCAAGTTCGTGGGTGAGAATCGGAAGATTCCCTCCAGCGCCCCTGGGTTCGGCAACCTGAAGCTGTCCGCCAAGAAGCTGTCCGCCATCATCCCCATGAGCAACGACCTTCTGCGGTCCACCAACTTTGACAACGATGTCATCGTGGGCCAGGACATCACCAAGCAGATGGCCCTGGGCGTTGACTACGGCGCTCTGATGGGCAAGGGCGGCGAGTTCCAGCCCGTCGGCATCACCGAGAACAAAGGCGTTCTGACCATCGACGCCACTAAGCTGGACACCGACTACGCCAGCTCCGCCGGTGTGCTGACTGCCATGTTCCCCGGCTACATGGTCGCCGCCGTGCTGAAGAACAACGTCCTGGCCGGCAGCCTGGGCTTCACCTTCAACACCAGCGTCGAGCAGTATTTCAAGAACCTGCGGGACAGCGTGGGCGGCTTCATCTTCGCCGAGGAGATGAACAAGCAGCACACTCTGGTCGGCTACCCCTACCGCACCACCAACCTGTTCGAGACCGTGGGCGGCAAGACCAAGATTATCTTCGGCGACTGGAACGACCTGGTTATCGGCGAGCACGGCGCCCTGGAAATCGAGACCAGCCGCGAGGGTTCCTGGACCGACGAGGCGGGCAACCTCATCTCCGCGTTCGAGAACGACCAGACCATCATCCGGGCCATCAACAACGTGGACGCCGGCCTGCGTCACGACGAGAGTTTCGCCGTGGCGGATAAGGTCGCCGTTCCCATCTAATCGGGAGGTAAATGACCATGAAACGTGAGCTGCTTCAGAATGTCAAGGCTATCCCCTACACCAGCGGGGAGGCCATCGACCGCACTGGCTTTCTGTCCGCTGTGGTCGCCGTGTCCGCCCTGGCTGCGGGCAACGTGAAGCTGGCAGTCACTCACGCCGACGCCTCTGACGGGACCTT